TTTCACCGTCGATCCGCAGGCGCCGACGCCGGCAACCGCAGACAACGACACTTCGATTGCAACGACGGCGTTCGTCAAGTCGCAGAACTACGCGGCAGCTGCGTCAGTCCCCATTCCTGCGGTGGCGATCCCGCTGATCGAGAGTGGCAGCGGTACTGTCGGTGTTTCAACCAAGTATGCGCGCGAAGATCACGTGCATCCGATAGCCGGCGGCGGCGGCACCGCAGTGTATGTATCGGATACTCCGCCGGCTGGCGCCGCCGACAACTCGATGTGGTTCGAGAGCGACACCGGTTTATTGTTCGTCAAGTACAACGACGGCAGCTCCACCCAGTGGGTGATCGCCGCGCCGCAGCCGGACCTGACGACGTTTTTGCAGACCTCGCAGGGCGTGCGCTACGACACCGCGCAGGCGCTGACGGCGCCGCAGCAGCAGCAGGCGCGGCAGAACATCTACGCGGCGCCGTTCGACCTCGCCTACAACGGCATGCAGATTAACGGCAGCGGAGACGTCAGTCAGGAGAACGGCACCAACCAGATATATGGCGGGGCCGGAGGAACGACCGTCGTTAAATACATTGCGGATGGTTGGCAGGTCCAGTCTGTCGGCGCGCAGTCTATTTCGTGGCAAGGGGCCAGCAGCCCCAGTCTACCTGGATACGCAAACGCCGTCTCATTATGGCTCAACGTGGCTAATACCGCTCCCGCTGCGGGAGATTATCTTTTCTGCGCCAATATCATTGAAGGCTATCGTATCGCGCGGCTCGGATGGGGCACGGCAAACGCACAGCCGATATCGATAGGCTTCTGGGCTTTAGCTCCTGTCGGCGGTACCTATTCCGGTGCAGTGCGGAATGCTACGGGTGCCCGGTCCTATGTGTTTTCCTTCACACTTCCTGCCAACACATGGCAGTGGGTAACACTCACAGTCCCCGGCGATATAGCGGGTACGTGGAATGTAACGAATAGCGTGGGAATATATCTGTGCTTTACCCTGATGTGCGGCACCAGTTTCCAGGCTGCGCCCGGCAGTTGGCTGGCTGCCAATGCTTTTGGCCCTACGGGGGCGTTCAACGGCGCCGCCAATGCGAGCAACCGCTTTACCGTTACAGGTCTGATCGTATTGCCGGGGCTTGAGCTGCCGTCGCAGGCCCGCGCGCCGCTGATCATGCGGCCCTATGATCAGGAGTTGGTCACGTGCTACCGCTATTATGAAAAAATCGGCATGACGATGGCTCCAACTACAGGCATTTATAATAATACATCCTGGTTCAAAGCGACCAAACGGGCGGCTCCTACAGTCACTTTGATACAAGGAGGTCTCAATGGAGGAACAGTAGGTCCGCTTTCTTATTCGCCGTGGGATGGCCTGCGTCAGGTTACTCCTCCGAGTGCTCCAATCGACGCGCAATTTTCAATCGACGCGAGGCTCTGATGCTGGATTTCCCAAGCGCGCCGACCGTCGGCCAGAAATATCCGCAGCCCCCGGTGGCCGGGGTGCCGGTCTACAGCTGGGACGGCGAGAAGTGGACGACGCCGACCCAGACCGGCATCGGCGCGGTCAGATACGACATGCCGCAAGGCCTCACCATCAACCAGATGGCGCAGGGCCGCAGCAACATCGGCAGCCTGAAAAAAAATTACATCATCAACGGCGCGATGATGGTTTCGCAGGAGAACGGCGCGACGGCAGGGACGGCCAACGGATATTATGCTGTTGATCAAATTTCACTTAGCGGTATCGGCTCATATACCGCGCAACAAGTAGCAAGCCCTACTCCGGCAGGTTCTCCAAACAGGTTGCGCGTAACCGTAACAGCAGCCCACACGGTTGCAGCAAATGATCTTATTTGGTTGGAAGACAGACTAGAAGGGTTGCGGGTAGCTGATTTGCGTTACGGGTCAGCCGCCGCCAAAACCACTACTTTACAAATTGGTGTCAAGGCTCCCGCCGGAACCTACTGTATTGCGTTTGTCAATATCGCTGGCGCGCCCCGGAGTTATGTTGCTGAGTATGTTGTAGCGGCTGGCGAAGCAAATACCGATACAGTTAAAACTGTAACCATCCCCGGCGATGTAGCCGGTACATGGGTAGCAGACAACACCACAGGCTTAGTTGTTCGCTGGGCTTTGATGGCTGGAACCAATTATCAACAAACAGCCGGATCATGGCAGAGCAGCGGCATTACTGCTTCACCAAATCAATTCAATTTATTTGGTACTAACGGCAACACGTTCGAACTGTTCGACGTCGGGCTCTACGAGGGTGCCGTGGCGCCGCCGTTTATGGTGCCAGATTATGTGAGTGAGTTGGCGTTGTGCCAGCGATATTATACCCAATGCGTTAATAGCGTGCTGTGTCCTGTAGTAGGAAACATTGCTGTTCCTACTGCTTTCCCTGTTCCGATGCGTGCTACACCAACAACTGTAAATGTTAATGTGGGAGCAGTCGTATCCGCCACACCTAGTGTACAAGTGACCAATAACCGAGGCGGATATTTTCAGATCGCCGCTTCTGTTGCTGGCGGCTACATTGTTAATCGCATCGATGCTTACAATGCGAGGCTGTGATGTCCGAATATCAACTCACCGCAACCGACAGTGTGATCCGCACCGAGGATGGCGCGTGCATTCCTAATGATCCCGCCAACCGCGATTGGGTCGAATACGAAAATTGGCTGGCTGATGGCAACCAGCCCGACCCTTACGTCGAGCCCCCACCGCCACCACCGGCGCCGCCGAGCCTAGAGGATCAGGTGCTGTACGATCACGAAAACCGGTTGCGCGTTATCGAAGGCGAACCGCCGCTAGTATTGGCAGAGTTTATTAGCAAGTTGGGAGCAAAATGATGCCAGCTAAGTACGAAGCGATGCGCGACAAGTTCAAGCAGCAAGGTCTGAAGGACAAAGCCGCGAAGAAGAAAGCAGCGAGGATTTACAATGCCCAAAGAAAAAAGGGCCAAGCCCCGGTTACCCGAAAGGGCTGAATACGCGCCCAACATGGAAACTTACTTTCTAGCCAAGCGTTCCGGCTTGTTCCAGCCGGGACAGCCGTTTATACTGGCTTTCGCGGTACCGTCCAAAAAGCCGGTCAAAACGAAAGGCAAACTTAAATGACCACATTCAAAAATGAGGTTAACGCCTTCGGTAACAACGCTGGTGACAGCCTGAGTGAGCATGTCACCAGTTGGAGCGGTCATGGTTCGATGCCGATGGGCAAGCTGAAACGCTACCCCGGTGCGGTTGGCAATATCTCAGGTGGCAATCGCCGTCTGGCAAAAGCTCAATATGGTACTGGCGACGGTGGCACTACTGTACGCGGCACCAATGCATTCACCAAAGGCGGGAAGGGCAAATGAATGTTCTACCGGCCCGGCGGCACCGCTGGCAGGATCAACGCCCAGTATGACGAAGTGTATGCTGACTTCGTTAATGGCGCGACTGACTTCCTGCCGATCAACAAAGGCGACTGGATTGCAGTCAACGCCTGCCGCGCGTCCATTGAGTTTCAAACTCCTGCATCATCTATTGTAACGAAAGTGCCAACAGCACCTGAAATGGAAATGCTGCTGGAAATGAAGACCATTGGCGGTCAGCACCACAGGGAAAGCTGGCCGATTGACCAATGGCAGAACCTCGTGGTGGCTGTAGGCATGCGCGCGCATCGCGCGGGATGGGTGCGATTGCGTATTCTCAACATCAATAATGTTGATGGAAGCGGTCTCGCCATGGCGTTGCAGGTTACGCGAACTGGTGACAGCGGAGCAACACCATGAGCGGCTTCAGCACATCCCGTTCCAGCATCGATAACGTAGCCAAACTGTATGGCTCTATTTTGCGCGGCTATGGACCGCCGGTTCCGAAAGCCGGTGTGGTGGGCGATCTTTATATTGATGTGCAGACTTTGAACTTGTTTGAAAAACGCAGTACCGGCGGTCTTGATGACTGGGGTCATTATCTTTTTACGGTGCCATCATCTTACGGAAATACCTTGAAATGGTTTGGACCGAGCAGACCCAGCAACGCACTTGGTGTTTCCGGCGACTACTTTTTGCAATGGGCCGGTTACGACAATTACGGAATGCAGTTGACAATTTTCGGTCCGAAATTGATAGCTGGATGGTCTGAAAACGGTGGTGATACAAGTAGTGGTGGTCCGGTTATTGCAGTGACCGGTGTATATCCGCTTGGCTTGTCGAGTGAAGGTTCAGTTCTGACAGACATCGCACTTAGTCAGTTGATTGCTGTCGGACTGTCTGCGGATTATGTCATTCCGCTGACGGTTACTGCTGATCCCGGCAATTCTGTACCGCCAGTTGGACTGCCAAATACCGGGAAGCTGGTTCTCGTAACACTTAACCCTCTCTACACAGCAGAGGATGAGCATGCCCTATAACCCATCAACGGACTTAGTAGGTCTCTGGCGTGCTGCTTCGGGTGGCGTCGAAAAAGCCCAGATGCCGGGATTGGATTTTGTAGTAGCTGCGCTTGGTCGCGCCGGTCTGATGCGAATTGTAACTTCTCAAACAGCACCGACGACCAATCAAAGCACAACAGCATGGTTTCAACCGGCCAATCCGAGTTATGCAAGCGAGGGTTCGCTGTTTTTGTGGGACCCGAGTTTAAACATGTATGTTCCAGCTACGCCGGAACTGTTTCATAGTGGTGACAGTAGCGGTGGTGGCGATGGCGGTGGCGGCAGCGGAGGAACGGGTATGGTTATCATTTCAGGTACGGCACCTTCTAATCCGGCTACCGGAGCGGAATGGTGGGACGGTTCAGTTTTACGCGTATTCGACGGTACGCAATGGAAAATTGTTGGACCCGGCGGTGCAGCCGGTCCGATCCCAACTACGACAAAAGCATTTTCTATAACGCAAGCGTCAGCATTGAGTATCGGAACGTCAACGTGGACTATCGTTCCGTTTGCTGCCACTCCATCACTTGATGGATTTACTGGTTGGAATGCGACAACGCATGTGTACAAACCGACGCGAGCCGGTGTGTATGACTTTTTCATCAGAGGTTATATGACATCACCAACTGGTGGCTGGACAGCTATAAATTTGTTGAAGAACGATCAGGGCACCTACAACCCTAATA